CAGCCACGATTAACAACAGCGGCCAGCTGATTGTCGAAACAATTGCGGTAAGTTGTCGGCCGCAAGTTGGGCATGAAAACGCCGATGGGCATGTTGCCAAAGCCGGGCTTGCACTGGTTGAGATCGGCACGGTCGTAATAGACTCTGGCTTGCTCGTGCATGTCGCGCAACTCCCGTTCACCGACGCAGACGTTAACCATCACATCGTCGCCGACGTTGATGGGCTTGTAGCGCTCGGTGAAGAAGCGGCTGAACTGGCTCAGTATGCGAAACACGACGTTGCGGAACGTGCGGATAGCCTCGAGCCACGAACCCTTGACAAAAGAGCCAAGGATGATGCGGCGAAGCAGCGGCACGCGCCAAATTGCAAAAGCTAAGAGCCATGCCCATCGAGTGTTGAGGCCAGCAACCCATCGCACAAAGCGGTTGGCAAGCGCAGACATGCGAGGAAGGCCGCGCAAAAGGCGGTTGTACCAAGGTTGACTGAAGTCGAAATCGGTCAGCTTCGCGTGTTCAGCAGCGAGAGCGCTTTTGTCGCCGATGAGCAGCAACGAGTCCACCTCGGACTCAAGGCCCGAGATGAAACCCATGGCGGCCACATGCGGCAGAGCCTCGGCGGCCTGGACGGAGCTGAGTGACGTGTCCCGCAACAGTTGCTTGGCGCGGTTGACAATGGACTGCCAAGAGTCGCTGTTACGCTTCTTGCCCGAGACGTAGATGGCCAGGTCGGATATGATACCAACGGGAACGGCGACAGGGTGTTGGCCGTCGGGCACAATGACCACCGAACGTTTCTTGATGTTGTCATAGACGCCGAAAGCATAGTACTTGTTCTTTGGAGAGAACAGCACCTCGACGCCCTTGTTTTTTACGGGACCATTCTTGTGGTAAGTGCGTAGGTCAAGCTCCCCACGGGTCGTGCGCAGTGCGCCGGCAAGTGTGGCGTTGTCAGTCACGGGTGTGACAAAAGGCAAAGTACCCTCGACGACCTTGAAACGGAGCGCAGTGGTGTCGCCGACGATGTTGCAGGTCGTCCAGCAGAGGGTGAAATCTTGGTCGCCCTCGGTAAAGTGAAACCCGTTGTCGTAGAGCCAATCGCAGGCTTGGTGGCGGTAAGGTGTGCCGCCGGTGACGTGCATCTCAATCTCGTCCATGTCGCCACAGCGCTGCCATTGGGCTTCTCCGGCGCAAATGGAGCCTTGATAGCCGTCAAAGGCGTGGGTCAAGCCAACACCCTCGCGCGTACGCGTGGTGAGTAGCTGGCAGCCAATTTGGCGGGGCGTGTAGCGGTGGAGGCAGTGAGTCCAGAGGATTGCGCCGTAAGGGTTGTCAAAATCCAAAGCGTCAGCGAGGTCATCATGCATGACGGCATCGGGGACAACAGCCGTGTTGCGGAAGACATCTGCGGCGATGTCCGCTCCCTGGAAGAAATGGACCAGGTCTAGCATGTTGTGGCCGGCAATGCGCGAAGCTGATGAGTTCAGCGCGAGAATGCGATTGGCGTTCGTCAGTGCCTGAGCGTCGGCAGGGGCCGCCACGAGGGGCTGGAGCGTGCAAAG